GGTATTATATTTGCCATATTTTTTTATCTCCTTAATTACTTGATGGTGGTTTAACATTCAGTTGAGCGCGAACTTCACCATCTTGATATTCGTCTCTGCGTCTGATACCGATTTGCTCGATAGCATACGATTCTAAAGCTTCATTATATTGCGCTTGATAGTATTGTAACATATCCTGCGGACCTTTCAAGTATCCATATGCATTTACCAGACAAGCGTACAAAAGTAAATCCTGATATTTATTTGATAAATAAGTTCCGTTTGTAGCCGGAGCGGGAGTAGACGTAGTATCTGTTATAGTCTCTGGCTCTTTATCATAAGCTAGTGTAATTTCGTAAGTTTTATCAGGCGTTGGGGCCACTACCCAAAAAGTTTCGTCCCAGTTTGCATAGTATTTTGGAATATCTACAGCTTGTGTTCCAGGTGTAGAATAGTATTCTGCCATAAAACTAGTGTCTCTTTGTTCTAAATAATATTGATTTCCAGCTTGATCTTTAAATTGTACATATCTAATTGCTCTTAAATCAGATGGAATAGTTACATATCTGTTTCCAACAATCGCGTTTGATGTTGCATAAAATACATTTTGATCAGTATCAATAGCTCTATAAATTTTATTTTCAGCATTTTTAATTAAAGTATTAAGAACAGAACTACTTAAAACACTAGAGCTCACCTCTGTGAAATTTCTAATATCATCTTGTAAATTTGTTAAAGTGTATGCCATTATCCGTTTACTACCTCAAGTGTTACTGGTCCTGCTGAACAGTTATTAAAACCACCTTTTACATTACCTGTAGTTGCATTACTAGTGCTTGTTATATAAAAATAATTTATAGGATTTGTTAAAGGATCAGATGTTGTTGCTCCTGTAACATTTCCTGCTGAATCTATTTGACCTAAAGCAATTGTAAAACCATTTACAGAATCAATATCACTTACATTATCAAATGTTGGAATATCTGCGTAAGCTTGTAAATTTCTTGCATCAGACCCACCTGTTCCTGCAGAAATTACTTGTGGTGCTCCTCTAAATCTTACAACATCTCCAGCTTTTCTTTGATGATCTTCTGAATAAACATTTACATAAGTTGTTCCACTATAAATAATACTTGTGAAAGGATTTGGATTTAATAAAATTAAACTTGCAACGGATGCTCTTTGTGGTCTAGGATTAAATAAAGCTATTGGATCTGAACCAACAGGTTTTGGAGAAAGTTGTGGTTGCTTTGCTTCAAACTCTGAATAATGAACTAAAGAACCATTCCATTCTCTAACCATTTCTGAATAAGGAAATCTTAATCCTGATCTATCAGAAATTGCTAAAGCATTTTTACCTGAAGCGTATCCAGCCATTATACTCCATCTCCATAAAAAGTTTGTGGTGAAATGAAAGTAGATGTGCCTTGATTATCTGCATCAAGTGCTCTTAATAATTCACTTTCATATCTTCTTTCTAATTCTTGACTTCTGTCTGGTGAATATTTTAAACTTAAATAATAAGCTAACCCAGACATCATACAAGGGTAGAATCTATTTACGACATCAGAAGTATTATTGTATGCTCCAACATCTTGAATTTTAGATAAATAATAAAAACAAAGTTGAAAACTAGTTGGTGTAGTTGTACTTGATACACTTGAACTTGGTGTAGCATATAAAAAAATACTAGGATTTAATCTTCTTGCTACATAATATTGAGAAGGAGTTCCTTTAGTTAATTTATTTGGTGTTTGTGAATATTGTGATCTACTAATTTGAGTTATAGCTACATCTTGTGGGTCAGTTGTAGTAGAATTATTTCTATAATAAGCTTCTAGTACAGTACTTATATCTTCTGGAAAATTTACTGAATCCGCTGCAAAATTATATTCTGCTTGTCCTTCGACTAGTGGAACTTTAGCTAATTTTACTTTCCATAAATGAACACCTCTATTACCCCATTCTTGAAACATAATATTTAAAGAACGTCTTGCAGATCTTAATTGATAACCTGTTCTAGTTCCTCTAACTCCAGTTCGCTCAAATGCTTCTTCAATTACATCATCTATTTGAGGATTAAATTCTGTAGTTTCTGAAGTAGGTGAAATAGTTTGTGCAGTATTACCCATACCGCTATGAACTGTGCAATAATAAAATAATAATGGAGCGCCTGTAGTTCTAACTGGTGCAACATTAATAGTTGTAGAAGCTCCTGCATTTCCTGGAGTTCCTACTGTAGTTACTCCTGTAGTATAACTTGCTACAGGTGAATTATTTGGATTTGTAGAAAATGCTATTTGGTGAGTATCATTAGAAGTATCTGCTTGATCAAAGATATAAGTATTACCTTCTTGTAAATATAAGACAGGCGCTAACTCTCCGTTAATGTAATATCTATTACCGGTACCATATTGAGTAGTCCCCGTTGCTACGGTTACTGTATAAGTTATTGTAGCCACAATTTACTCCTACGTAAATGTTATTGTAACACCTGGAGTGTTTGTTAGATCTAAATAAACTCCATCATCAAATAGAATTCCAGAACCAGCAACATAAAAATCTATTCCTTCAGTTCCAAATTTAAATGTAGCTAATACAGTTCCACCTGCTCCACCAGATTTAAAAACAATAGAAGAACTTGCAGCACCTTCTGCTTGAATTCCTGTTATTCTAGCTCTTTGTCCTATGGGTACCATTTGTCCGTCTGCTGTAGCGTGGGCTACTAGTTGGTCACTTGTATATCCTGACATATTTTCTCCTTAAATTTTGTGTGTGGGCCGAAGCCCACACTTAATTAATTAATTATACTGCTGTTGCGTCTTGTAGGTTGTTAGCTTGAACATACGTAAAAGTAACAGTTACTTGACCTGTAGTTGCAGTAGTTCCTACAGCTATAAGTGTAGCTGTAATTTGTGTATCTGCACCAACTCTGTCAGCTGAATCTAAAGATGCAGTAGCTAATGTAGTAGTTTCTCCTAAAGCTTTAACGTTAGTTGCTGCAATAAAAAATGCTGCGCTTGAAGTTTTTCCAACTGAAACAGTTGCTGAAGTACCAGAGTTACTCACTACTGCACATCTAATTGTAGCTGTAAGTAGTTGTGAGTTTTTTGGTAATACACCTACGTTGTAAGTAGTTGTTCCAGCTGCGACTGCTGCATCAATCATAATTGATTGAGTCATTACAACTTGACCTGTGTTTCTTACATCATCGCCAAGTGTTGTTCCTGTTGTGTTTGAGATCGTTCCCGCTTTTATCGGTCCCGAAAAAGTAGTTGTTGCCATATTAATATCCTCCTAGATATCTGAATACTGTCCCTAGGGTTGTCGACTATACGCGTCAGCATTCATCATTTATTAAATGTATAGTGAGTAAAATATACACTACATTTTAATAGAGTGCAAGAGAGCCTACAGTAAAAGTGCTAATTAGCGATGTAGCTTTTGATTAAGTAGCTACGGAAACTTGTGGAGCCGCGTCTTCGACAGTATTCTGTCTGTGAGCAATAGCTGCTTCTTCCAGCTTAATGTCAGTAATGACTCTTTTTACTTTGTCATCAATCTTGACCATTTCAAGAGTATATCTATTATTATCTAGATGCTCCTGTTGCCACTTCAACTCCAAGGACCTTTTTTGTTTGTATAGGTCTTGTATCATCAATAACCTCCTCATAAGTTATTCGATTTATCTCGTTGTTATAGTTGTTTCCGAGATACTCCCATTTTATACTCTTTTCTCCTAGCTTGTCAAGTATTGCTTTTTCAACACTTTGAGCAGTATCTTCACTATGTTCAATAGTAAATACTGAATGATGATCGTAAGCCCAGATATTTATGAGAGTCTTTTTCATTTACACACCTTTATATGTAATAAAAGGGCCGTTTTAAGGCGGCCCTTTTAAATTAATGATTACGTTGCGTTTGATCCGAATACGCCTCTTGGATCAGAAAATCCAAATACGTATCTTTCTCTAGCTTTGTATCTAACGTTTCCAGTATCAAAGTCACCTTCCATTGAAGTTTTGATAGGTGATCTGTTGAAATGCTTAAGACCGTTAGGCACATCAGTTTTGATAAAGAATTTCTTCGCGTGAGTTAGGTAATTATTTACAGTGTAACCACCGGAAATCATTCCCATATTTCTTATCGCGTTGATATCATTATCAGCTGTACCAGTTCTACCAACAGTATTCATAAGTCTGTCAGCAGTAAATTGAAGAGCTGAAGGAATTACTAATTTAACTCCTTGCGCTGCAATTTTTAGGCCTCTTTCATCTGTAAGAGCCGCAATGTCAATTAATGACTGCTCCAAAGATGTTTCATTCAACTCAGCTGCTACTGCTAACTCGTTTCTAAATGTTCCTGCTAAAGTAGGATGGTCATCAGCACAAAGTGCTTTTCCATCTCCACCAGCAAAATTTGCATCGAACGCGTTGTTAAGTATAGCTGCGCCTCTGATATTCTTAGTAGACGCCATAGATCTTGCTAAAGCTTTTGTATATCTAGACGCAAGTCTGTCATACAAGTTATCTTCAATAGCTTCTTCTGTAATAGCGAATGCTAATGCAATCGTTTCGTTAGTATAACGAGCTGTGAAAGTTTCTTGCGCATCGTCAAAAGTTACACCCTGTCCTTCAGGTTTAACGTTTGCATTTGCGAAACCAGCTAACATCACTTCTTCTTCGAAAGCTCTGTCAGATGATTCTGTTTCAAAAATTGCAGACCATTGCTCGCCGTATTGTTTGTACTCAAGTCCAAATAGTGCATTTAGACCTGGCTCTAGTTCTTTAACTAGTTGTGCTCTTGATATTGCCATAATTTATATACTCCTATTTAGATTATGCGTATAAACCAGCGCCACCAGCAATCGCAACAATAACATTTCCACCTGCAACAGTGAAATCTTTATTTGTTGGATCATTGCCGTAAGCAACTAATTTAAACATATTTTTTCCACCAGTACCATCGGCTGCAGAAGCAACATTAAGTGTAGCAATTGATTGCCCACTTCTATTGTCTGTAGCTGTGTAGTTTCCGATATTAAAGTTTAAAGCGCCGCCGATAGATGTTCTTAGAACTGCCGCGTCTGCTTTCACTTCATACTGTTGGAAAGGGTTGTTGATTATAAACGCTTCAATATCATTTGATGCGTTGTTGTAGTTTTTAGATGTAGTTTGACCTGCAACAATATTATTGCTGAACGTCGGTTTACCTGAAGCGTCTACGAAAAAAGCTCCGTTGAATACACCTGTTATAAGTGCATCAGCATCGTTTTTCCATCCTGCTCCGCCGGCTCCACCATCATCTGTAAGTGTAAACGCTGCGTCTTGTTGGAAACCCTGATTGCCTGCATCTTGTGTAGACATAGGATCACCTTTGTTGACTGCAACGCCTGGTGCTGTTTGAATTTGATACTCAGCTTGACCAGATGTAGCTGGAGTTTGTCCAACTGTATTGATCGCTCTAAGTCCAAATCCTACTGTACTTGCATTTGCCATAGTTTTTGTTCCTTGTTAAGTAATGACCCCGTAAGGGTCAATACAGATTAATTTAATTCGTTGGTAGGAATTACTAAATAATTAGCTTTTCTTTGTACCACCGAAGGTTACACGAGTATTAGATTCCTTTTGGAATTTCATACTTGGGTGCTGTTCCTTCATAAGATTGTTATCTACTGCTTCTTCTTTTGCATCGTTTTGCTTTTTATAATAAGCATCGATTTGAAGCGCAATCTCTTCAGGTATCCTAGCCAGCAATAGGCCTCCCACTCCGATTATTCCAGCGTATCTGCCTTCTATCATCTCTGGATATTGAGTATCTGGATATTCGTCAGCTCTCACTAACTCCCATCCTTCTCTCAAAGACGATGCTACATTTTTAGCATCTGATGTTCCAAGTATCTCAGAACGTATCCATTGATGTCTATATCCAGTTGGCGCTGGTGGTGCATCAAGTGAGTTGGGTGGAGTCCAAACTTTTTTGACTTCTATTTTGTCTCTAGTTTGACTCGCACGTGAAGTTTTGATTTTATCATTTTCCATTTTATGCTCCTTCCGTGATTTTTAATTGTTTTGCATAATCTTCTAGCGGCACACCTAATCTTTTAGCAATTGCTACCTGTGAAGGCGTGAGTCGTACAGTTCTTTTGCGTCCTGTTGAGGCTGAACGTTTAGCCGAAGCTACATTTTGAGTAGGTTTTACTCTTTCTGTAGTAGTGTCCTCTACCTTATCAAATTTGTGCGGAAATTCAAGTCTTATTCTTTTATCAACTTCTGCATAGTATTCATCAGATTTAGGATCATAACCTTCTTGCTCTACAAGTACTTTATGTAGATCAAAAGCGGTATAAGTCATTGCTGAATCATTACCAAACCAATTGTTTCTAGATGCCCAATCTTCTGCTTTAGGGTCTGTAGGTGCTGTTTGAGTTGGTCTTTGAGGTGCAATATTTACATTTTTAACAGGTTCTGGTTTAGACTCTTCTGCAACTTTCATCGCATTTAATCTTGCCCCATCCATTGTTAAGTGTGCAATTTGTTCTTGCGCTGCAATTTGTGCTTCAACGTTTTGAGACTCAATAGCATTTTTTAAAGCTAACTTGGCTGCTGCCATATTAGTTTTTACTCTTGATTCAAATTCTGAAGTATAGGATTTATCTAATTTAGATAGTCTTCCTTCTAACTCACTTTTTTGTTTGTTAGTTGTTTCTGCAAAGGCAATTGCTTCTTCTCTTTGCCTTTCAGCTTCACGCATTTTACGAGTAAGTTTAGCAATACGTTTTTGAACGCCGTCACTATATTCTTTTAACTCATCTTTTTCTTCAGTCTTTTCAAGCTTAGTCTCTCTTTCGTTTTC